AAATCAATCGGCAACAGCGGATTCTTTTTTATCCTGCTGATCCTGCTCGGCTGGAAGGTGTTTGGCGCTCCGCTACACTCGTAAGGCTGCGCTGAAATGCACTGCTCAGACAAGGGCATCGACCTGATCAAGTCCTACGAAGGTCTGCGGCTGCACTCCTACGACGACGGCGGCGGCGTGTGGACAATTGGGTACGGTTCCACGAGCGGAGTCACACCCGGCATGACGATAGACGAGGCCGAGGCAACGCGGCTCCTCAAGTCCGACCTGATGACGGCGGAGCAATGCGTAGATGAGGCGGTCGAGGTCGAGGTCACGCAGAACCAGTTCGACGCGCTGGTGAGCTTCGTGTTCAATGTCGGGTGCAGGGCGTTTCAGAATTCAACGCTGCTCAAGTTGCTGAACGGAGGCAACGCGGAGGCGGCGGCGAAGCAGTTCGCACGGTGGAACAAAGACAATCAGAAAATTCTCGCCGGCCTGACGAAGCGCAGAGCGAGCGAAACTGAGTTATTTTTAACCTGAAAGGATCTACATCATGAAAACGAAACTTCTGCTGTGCTGCATCATCGCCACGCTGGCCGGCTGCGGCCTGTTGCCGGTAACGCCGGAGCAGCAGATCCGGGATGGCGCGAACGGGATAACTATTGGAGCCACTCTCAACGGAAATCTGGCGAGCGTGGGCAAAATAACTAAAGCCCAGGCCACGAGTTACCGGGCGATCCTCGGCAGCGCGAGCGGGCACTTTGACGTGGCGTTCAAGGCTCTCGAGGACTGCCGTGTGAAAACTGGCAGCACGCCGAAAACGACACCCGACCCGTGCAAGCCCACTGTGCAGGCCGATATCGACCTGGGCAACTCAATCGCGGCGGACGTGCGAAAAACGTTGGACGCCAAGAAGTAAGCCAGCAGCGGTTCCGAACAATTCATAAACCGGAAAGGAAACCATCATGCTACCGAATGAGATCACCACCTTGCTGCTCGGGGCCGCGCAGATCATGGCCACGTTCAAGGGAGACGCGGCCGACGCCAAGTCAAGCAGCTACGTGCAGGAGGCTGTCGCCACCCTTGCAGCCATAACGCCGATCGTGCAGCAGTTCGGCAATGGCACAGAGGTCACGATCGAGGACGCCCGCGCTGCGCTCGCCGGGAAGGATGCTGCGCTCGCGCGGCTGGACAAGATCATCGCCGGCATGGCGTGAGCTGGTAACAAGCGGCGCCGGCTGGACGGGATAGAGGATAGTTGCGGCCGGGCCGCGATGAGCACGTAGGTCAACGCGCAGGATGCGCGAGGAGTGAGGCATGGTTGATTCTCAATCAGTCATTTCGAAAAAGTTCTATGTGTATGAACTGCTTGACCCACGGAACGGTCGGCCGTTTTACGTGGGCAAGGGCATGGGGAGGCGGATGTACCAGCACGAGCGGGACGCGCTCTGCGGGCATCGCTCGCGCAAATACAGCCGTATCCGCGAGATCCGGGAGGCTGGGCTCAGCGTGCAATACAACGTTCTCAGCCAGCACAGCGACGAGGAGGAGGCGTACGGAGCTGAGGCGGCGCGGATCGTTGATCTCGGATTGGATAGCCTGACGAACGTTGTGCCGGGTGGGCGTGGGGGCTATGCCGCCCTAGTGGAGCGGGCGCGATCGTGGACCGAACGTGGATGGCGAGGATGGTTGAATACAGCTCTACGCTTTGCGTTTTTGAGCGGATGTTTTCGGGCCCCGCCGGATGCGCTGGTTGAGTTTGTCGATGCCTACGGCGTAGTCAGCCCGGTAAGCATGACGGTCGCCGAAATGCGCCAATTCGTCGAGCACTTCATTTCTGCTGCGATAGAGGTTGCTGGCGTCAATGCAGTGCGACAGTGGGTGGTGGCCCAACAAGCAGATTGGGCTCGTGGTGAATTGAGGCTCTGATGGCGCGCGGCGGATCGAGGCCCGGAGCGGGGCGCCCACGCGGCGCCACCAACAAGTCATCCCGGATAGCGGTGGAGAAGGCTCGCGAAACTGGTTTGCTGCCGCACGAGTTGTTGCTGGCTATCTCGCAAGGTAAGCGGCTGCCTGGGCTCGGTAGCCCGAATCGTCGGGACCGAATTGATGCCGCGAAAGCGGCGGCACCTTACTACGCGCCGCGGCTGATGGCGATGGCTGTGAAGCAGACGACCTCTGACAACCCGTTCGAGGAGCTGCTGCGCTTGGTGGATGGTGGTTCGAGGGGTTTGCCGGCGCAGGCCCGCATTACTGCGAAGAAAAACGAAGCATAGAGGGGTAACCGTGGGGAACGGTGACTTACAGCGCAAGGAGATCGTCCGCGCAATGCAGCCCATGTTCTCTGATGCTGCTTGGCGCCTGAGGCATCTGTACTACATAAAAACGGCTGCGGCGGAAGTTATCCTGTTCAAGCCGAACTGGGTCCAAGAGAAAATCTTGGACGAAATGTGGTATCAGAATGTCATCCTTAAATCGCGGCGGCTTGGTTGCACCACGCTCATTGTGCTGTTCATGCTGGATGCCTGCTTGCACAATTCGAACGTGCGGGCCGGGATTATCGCTGATACCGATGCGAAGGCGATGGAGATTTTCCGGGACAAGGTGTTGTTTGCCTACGACCGTTTGCCTCAGGCCATGCGTCAGGCACGATCGAAGGTGGTGGATTCGGCGCACACATTGGAATTCGACAACGGGTCAAGCATTCACGCTGGGACATCGGTGCGCGGCCTAGCAATGCAGTACCTCTTGGTCAGCGAACTCGGGACGATCGCTGCTGAGAATCCCGCCAAGGCGGATGAAATACGCACTGGCGCATTTAATACTTTGCAGGCCGAGCAGTTTCTATTTGTTGAGTCAACGGCCAAGGGCCGCGAAGGGCTGTTCTACGAGCTGGTGGAGATCGCGCGTCAAGACCAGGCGATGAAGCGGGGGCTTACGAATTTTGCGCTGAAGTTTCATTTCTACGGATGGTTTTTGGACGATGCTTGTGTCCTTCCGGCAGAGCAAGCGCGCTCCATCACGTTGACTAAGGAGGACCAGGTCTACTTTGCCAAGGTCGAGAAACAGATGGAGATTGATTTAACCGATGAGCAAAAGGCCTGGTACGTAGAAAAGCGTCGTACGCAGAAGGACGAAATGAAGGCGGAATTCCCATCGACGCCTGATGAGCCCTTCGAGGTCAGCGGCGAGAGCAGGGTATTCCGGCACGAGATGATGAAGGTGCGCACCGAAGGCCGCATCCTGCAGCGGATCCCGATCGTACCGAACATCCCGGTCAACATGTTCTTTGACATTGGCGGGGCATCGACACGGGTCGGCGCTGACAAGATGGCGATCTGGTTTCATCAGCGTGTTGGGCCGGAGAATAGGCTGATCCGGTACTACGAGAACTCTGGCTATGGCCTTGAGCACTACGTCAACTACGTGCGCTCGCACGGCTACCTGCTCGGCAAGTTCTATCTACCACATGACGCCGCGCATAAGCGATTGACCACGAGGGATGCCGGCAAGAGTGTCGAGGACATGTTTTATGAAATGGGCTTACGCGGGACTGACGTGGTCGTGGTGGAGCAGGTCGAAAACAAGTGGCACGACGGCATCGGGTCAACGCGGGCGTTCCTCGCGACGTGCCTGTTCGACGAGGGCAACTGCGACCAGGGCATTAAGCGCCTGGAAGGCTACAAGAAGACCTGGAATGAACAGCTCGCGTGCTGGCGCGACGAACCGGCGCACGATGATGCCTCACACGGAGCGGACGCATTGGAGACCGGAGCGCGCGGCTACAACCCGCCGGCAACCACCGCGCGCCCGAAGTCAGGGGGGCGCCGGCGCAATTGGAGGACTACATGAATATTTCTCTTTCGGAGTCGAAAACTGTCTACCAAGGCCGCAAGGTCGGCGTGGCCGTGGTGAGCGTGGACGGGAAGCGCGTGGATCTTGGACTCGCTGACACCACGCGCTGCGCGAAGTCCCGGGATGCTGCGGCACGGCTGCTCATGAACCTGGCAGGCGAGGACGCTGGCGCGGTGAACGGCGAGGCGGCGAAGCTGCACGCGCATTGCCGGCGCGTGGTGGGGATGAAGGACGACGCGGCAACGTAAGGAGAGGGCATGCAGGTAGTCCCGCAGAGAAAACGAATGGCGGCTGAGGTCGCCGCGGCCGTCGCGCACGAGGTCCGCGAGTTGACCGTCACGATCACGGTCAAGGCGCGCGTGGCGGATCGCAGCCCGCTGGCGCCGCTCGTCGTCAAGGCGCTCGAGGAGTTCATCGCCAAGTGTCCTGACACCGCGGTCGGCGTATTCGAGTCGAAGGCCGGGCTCGATGTGTCCTGGGACGTGAAGGACGTGCTGTTGTCCAGTCTGAGGGGGCACTGATGGGCCTGATCCTCGGCGGGCCAAACGCATGGAAGGTGCGCGAGATAGGCAGCTTGGTGATCGCATTGCACTACGTGAACAAGGAGCCGGCGCTCGTCATGTGGCCCAAGCGCAAGCCCCTGGGATGCGTGCCCTACGTTCTTCCGTTCTCCGAGGTTCATGCCTTCGCCACGAGCCAGGGCTACCCGACGCCGCACTGTATAGCGAGGGCGGTCGTTGCTGCGAGCGTCATGGGGATGGACAACGGCAAGAGCACGATCAAGAACATCGTCGAGGCCATCTTGGACTGCATCGAGGATCTCAAGAACATGCCTCCAGATCTGCCGATCAAGGACACAACTGCGCCGTTGGGCGTCGCCACGCTCTTTGAGAAGGGCGAGAAAGTAGCTGAAGGCGAACTCACGACTGGCCCGGACACGTTGCACTAATGCCGATCGAGAACGTAAACGTCATCGAGAAGGTGACGGCGAACGACCGTTATCTTGACGAGCACGCCGGCGATGGTCGGCCGCCGCGGGCACCGCACCCGCTGGACAGCCCGAAGTCCAAGAAGCGGCACTCGCAGCTTTTCGAGTGGTACAACCAGGAGCGCGAGCGGCAGGCGGCGAACCGCTACCAGCAGGCGATCGACGAGGACTATTACGACAACCTCCAGTGGAGTGAGGAGGAAGCGAACGAGCTGATTGACCGCGGCCAGGCCCCGCTGGTGTTCAACGAGTGCGCTGCGACGATCGACTGGATCATCGGCACCGAGAAGCGAACCCGCGTTGACTTCAAGGTGTTCCCGCGCACCGAGGACGATGTTGAGGTCGCGAAGGCGAAGACCGACACGCTGAAGTACCTGTCGGACGTGAACAAGACCAGCTTCGCCCGCAGCCTCGCGTTCGAGGACTCGGTGAAGGTGGGTGTCGGCTGGCTTGAGGACGGGGCACGGGACGACCCTACCGAGGAGCCGATCTTCAGCCGCTACGAGAACTGGCGGCATATGTTTTGGGACTCACTCGCGCGCGAGCGCGACCTGTCGGATGCCCGCTACATCTACCGCATCCGGTGGACGGACCTCGATATCGCCCTGGCGATGTTCCCGGATCGGCGGCACCAGTTGCAGAGCGCGGCGATTTCCTCCGAGTTGTGGGGCAACGAGGAGGAGGAGGACTTCTGGTATCTCGGCAAGCACTTCACCGCGCGGGACCAGTTGGGCGAGGTCATCGGGCGGCGCACCTTCCTGTCGGACGTGGCGACCGTCAACAACCGCCGGCCCAGGGTGAAGCTGATCGAGGGCTGGTATCGCACGCCAACGGTGTGCCGGTACTGCAACGGGGGCGAGTTCGACGGCAAGAAGTTCGATTCGGAGAACCCGGTGATGAAGGCGGCGCTGCAGCGTGGCCTGAGCCTTTACGACCGGCTGGAGATGACGATTCGGTGCGCGATCTTCACTGAGAAGGACCTGATGCAGGACGTGCCGAGCCCGTATCGGCACAACCGCTTCCCGTTCACGCCGATTTGGGCCTACAAGCGCGGGCGCGACGGCATGCCCTACGGCCCGATGCGGCGGATGCGGGACCCGCAGGACGACCTGAACAAGCGCGCCTCGAAGGCGCTGTTCGCTCTGTCCACGAACCGGGTGACGGCGGACGCGGATTCGGTCGAGGACCACGACGAGGCGCGCGAGGAAGCGGCGCGCCCGGACATGTACATCATCAAGAAGAAGGGTAGCGAGTTCACGGTCGAGAACAACTACGAGGTCGCGCAGGGGCACCTGGAGTTGATGGACCGCGACGAGCGGTTTATCCAGAAGACTGGCGGGGTGACCGACGACAACATGGGCAGGCGGACGAACGCCACGTCGGGCGAGGCGATCAAGGCGCGGCAGTTGCAGGGGTCGGTGGTGACGGCGCCGCTGTTCTCGAACTTGCGCTTCGCCGTCCAGAATCAGGGCGAGGCCACGCTGTCGCTGGCGGAGCAGTTCATCACGCAGCCGAAGGCGGTGCGCCTGGTCGGCGCTGCCGGCAAGAAGCTGGAGTGGACCAAGATCAACACGCCCGAGGTGGACGCGATGGGCAACGTCCGCTTCCTGAACGATATCACCGCGAGTCAGGCCGACTTTGTGGTGGACGAGCAGGACTTCCAGCAGTCGGTGCGCCAGGCCATGTTCGAAGCGATGGTGGAGCTGGTCGCCAAGATCACGGCGGTCAACCCGGAGGCCGGCCTGCGGATCCTGCGCATGGCGCTTGAGTTCTCGGACCTGCCGAACAAGGACGAAATGGCCGGCGAG